CGCAGTTTTGTTTTTATCTCCTATCCTTAAACATCAGGATCATATGAGTGATTCCCCAGTTGTTGCCGTGTTTAATGATGCTATGGACACTAAAGAAGAACATATGGCATGTGCGGTAGTTCCTATGTTACAATCAGCTGTAGACACTGCCCCTTGGTTGATTCAAAGAGCTTCCATTGAAGACAAGAAGAATTGTTCGATAGTTCCTAAACTTGTGTTAGTTACGACCAATGCTGAACATTACTACCTTAGTAGATCTACGGATGCTACTAAGTTAAATAGGAGATACATGGGCGTTTATGTTGAATGGACACAGTTTGCTAAAGATCAAGCTATGCGCCTGAGATGTGAACCTTCTCAAGTTTTTCTTGAGAGCTCACAGGAAGAGAAGAGGTTATTAGTAGACATTTGTTGGTATTCGATGAAGCATGGAAGTACTGTCCTACATATGAAACCTGAGGTTGGCGAAGGGCGCGTGTTTCATGGGTGGGACTCGTTCTTTGAGTTTTTCATCACTGAGTATAAACATCGTACTGAAATCCATGAGAGAAATTTTACTAGTAGAAAAGCTGCTAGTTACTGTGACTTAGGTTTACAAGTAGGTCATCCTAGGATGAGTATGAAATGTAGTTGTTTTCCTGATGATCCCCTTGTTGATTTATCCTTCGGCGATACCCAAGCATTAGTTGTTCAACAAGGTAGATTTTCTGCCTCTTTTAGTACTTTGAATCTTGTTTTCAAACTACTATATCAAGATTCATTATTTCTTTTTAGACTTGTTTTTGCTTTAGGTTCTCTTTCCTTTAGTGTTGCTTTCTTCTATACACTAATAACTAGTATGATTTGTTGGAGAATAGCTGGAGGTAGACCTTCTACTGTCCCACCGTTGTCTATTAGAAATTATTGGGGTAAGCAACTAATTCTTTCAGTTGTTATGTTGATTATGGGTAGTCCCCTTATGGCACTTGTTTATTTTTGCTCTTTCTTTCTTTGGGAAGGTTTGTTTGATTATGTGCAATTAGGAGTATGGTCTTTGTACTATGAGTTGGTATCAAGATTGGTCTCTAGATTGTATTCAGGAAGGATTAGAAGATACTTATCTATAGCTCTCCCTGTTGGTTTTGTTATCTATTCTTTACATGTAGTTTACACAGCTGTTCAGGCTTACAGAGCTGTGCGTCAAGAAGGACATGTTCATGGGACGCCTCTAAATGTTCCTGAAGAGAACAAACCAACCGTGGTTATTCGAGGAGCTATGAGATCAGGACTGGCTAGAGGTCACGACGTTTGTGGTATGATTGTTCGTAAGGGTTTTATGCTTAAATTTACTCCTGCCAACGATTATACGTTTGTTACCTGTGACCACTTCTTTTACGGTAGCTCAGGGCTTCCTGATGTAGAGGAAGGTGAATTAATTGAGTGGGCTTATCAAGGTAGAAAAGGCTCCTTTGCTTTTGAAAAGAGTTGTTATAGTAGAATTGGTAAGAAAGATGCTTGTGTCATTTACTTCAAACATGCTATTTGGAATTTGTCTAACTCTTTCAAGTTTTGTAGGGCAAATCCTTCAGGTCCTGGCCTAGTTGAAGGAAAAGATGTAGACTTGACTTTAAACACACTCCCATTATACGGAGGTTGTTACACTCCAGTTCTTTTACAGTGCGGCGACTGTGGTACTCCTGTTTTTGTCAAGTGTGATAACAAGTTTGGGTCTGATTTGATGATTGCAGGTATACATGCTGGTAGGTTTGCAGCAGCTGAAAGAGCAGTCTATACTGTTATCACAGCAGACGAATTTATGTTAGCTTATTCGTTGTTAAGACCTTTGGGAGGGTATGACCATTCGTTACCTGTTAATATAGATAACAATCCTAGTCCTGCCGTACTGAGTGAAGGGTTACATCCTAGATCAGATGCATACTGGATGTCTAGGTCAGAACCTCTGGGGTTGTTACCTGTAGGACATGTTGCTAGTAATTCTACTCCAACAATGTCTGGTAAGCCAACAATCTTGTTTGATGTTTTTAAAGACAGATTGCCAGAGTTAATGGGACCTCCTAATCCTGGGCATGCTAGATACATTGATGGTGAGTGGGTGAGTATTTATACTAAGAAGTTGAGAGCCATTGGTAGGTCGAGGGATATTAATCTCCGAGTCCTATCTCGCGTCTTAGATGTTTGTGAATTTACTAAAGTTCCTTACAAGGTAGGTTTTCTTTCTATTCACCAAGCTATCACAGGTGATTTAAGAAATATCTATCTTAATCCGAGGGATGATACTAAGGCTATTGGTCAATATCTTAGGAAGAAGGGGTATACATCTAAAACAGTTGCTCAAACTAAACCTGATGGGTCTTATTGGTTAGCTCCTGACTTAATTGAACTTGTAGATGTTAAGTTTGACTATTTGGAAAAAGGTTTTTCCTATACTTCCTTAGTCACTGGTGTGGTTAAAGATGAAGTTTTGTTGAAGTCAAAAGTAGACAAAGGAGGAGGTAGGTTGTTCTTTGTATCTGAGCTTGATGATAATGTGGTTCTCAAGATGGTCGGAGGAAATGTTCTAACAACGATTATTGGTGATTTTGAGACCCATAGCTGTGCAGCTGGATTTAATGCTTGCAGTAAGCAGTGGGGACTGTTGTATGATCATGTAACCTTTAATAGGAGACAAAGTAATCTTATTGAGGGTGATGTTTCTGCTCTAGATCTTTCTCAGGGATGTTTTTCCTTGGGTGTGTTTAGTTATTACGACAGGCAAGCTGCGTCATTAGGCTATACGAATGTTGAAAGAGCTATTCTGTCTAAGTTGTTGTTTAGTTTGCAGCGTGTCTTGGTCAGCATTGAGGGCAATTTTTATCAAACCGTCTCTTGTCTGTGGTCGGGCAGATTAGATACGTTGATTTACAATTCTATTTCTATGAAACTATTGCTTCTTTATTGTCTAGCAATTTATTTAGATGAGATTGGTCTTAGTTCTTTGTTTAGTAGTTGGAAAGATTTGTTGCATTTTGCCACTGTTGGTGATGACTTTGTTGGAGGAACTAATCCAGACAAAGAGTATCTCAACAACTTCGATTGTTTGTTTATAGCTAAAGAAGCCTTAAAAGTCGGTTTAAAGATTACTCCTGCAAGCAAAACTTCACAGATGTTGGGACATGTTAAGGCGACTGAAGCCCAATTTCTCAAGAGAAGATTCCTTGAGGTGGAGGGTAGGATCTTTGCTCCACTTGATGAACAAAGTATCTGGAAAGCTATTTGTTATCAAGTGGGCAATTTCTCTGAATTAGAAGCATTGGAGAGACTGAAGGGTGTTCTTTACACCACTCAGCTCGAGTTCTTTATGCATGGTAGGAAAAAGTTTGACGATTATCAAATTATTTTAGACAATCTTGAACCAGCTTGGTCGATTAAAAGATTAAGCTGGGATGAATGTTTAGATAAATTTGATAGAGGTTCTTTCCAAACGTGGTGAGTCACCCGTGGGACACCACGTTAATCATGTATCTTAGGGCGTAGTGTGGCGACACTGATAAAAACGCGGGTGTGGCAACAGTAAGAAATGCGACCTGGGTTGTGGCCTACACACGTATCGGCTCTAGGTAAACGAGC